TGAGGATTTTGTTTGAAATCACTGCAATAACTGCAATCACTGCAACCACTGCAATAACTGCAATCACTGCAACCACTGCAATCACTGCAACCACTGCAATAACTGCAATAACTGCAATAACTGCAATCACTGCAATAACTGCAATCACTGCAACCACTGCAATAACTGCAATCACTGCAACCACTGCAACCACTGCAATAACTGCAACCACTGCAATAACTGCAATCACTGCAATAACTGCAATCACTGCAACCACTGCAATAACTGCAATCACTGCAACCACTGCAACCACTGCAATAACTGCAACCACTGCAATAACTGCAATAACTGCAATAACTGCAATAACTGCAATCACTGCAATCACTGCAACTTTCCAACGATTTTGATTTTGTTTCTGCTGATTCTTTTGTGTTTAAAACTATAGACCATTTATTGTTTCTTTCATCTACCCAATATCCTTCTTTTTGTTCCATACTCTTTCCTCCTCCTTTCAGAGCAAGTAATTTGCTCTACCGAAAGCATGAGATTTCCTCATGCTTTCTAACAGCTAATTACCAAATTTTCTGCTTGTAATGCGTAATTGAGGCACATATGACTCTAAAGTCTTTGGTAAGAGCCCTTCTCGCACGTTTTCTGACTGTTTTAAAGTCCATTTAGAAAGAGCAGAATGCACTTTATCAAAACCAAACTTAACATCTCTGTGCCTTTTAAACCAGTGCAGCATGTCTCTTTCTTTTTCAATTTCCTTTCTTTGATCAAAAACATCCATTATCGAAAGAATTTGCCCGCCTTTTGTAATAACTTCCATAATTGCTTCTTTAGCAGGACCGTGATTCCAATAAACTCTGAATTTGCGTTCATAGGAACATTGAGAAAGTTTGACAAGAAAACAATGTATCTGGTCAAGCTCTCTTGTTCTGCGAAACCATTTTATCTCCTGCCAAGAAGCAGGTCTGTCAGCTATTTCCTCAATATGATATTCATTCATATTTTTCCTCCTACTTCTCTTTGCTTTTCATGTAGAAGTCAGCACCATTGCTGACAGTGCAGAAAGTTCCTCCTGAGAAAATTTCTCCAATGCTTTTTCAACTGTTTTATACACCTGACTTCTTTTTGTGTAAGTTCCAGAAAGTCTCAACATGATAAATTCCAATATTTTGCCCCTTTTTACAAGCTTAAAACCTTCAGGTATTTTATTCTCTTTCATAATCCCTCCTCCTTTATCTATTTTTTTGCTTTATTTCGCACCTTCTGCCTTTCTTCTCTTTTGTTCTACCAAAACCAAAAGAATTTTTGATTTTGATAAAAGAAGAGAGACTTACCAATATATGCATAAGCCTCTCTCCAAAAGAGACACATAAACAAATGTTTTACCATTTGTAATACGTGAAAGGAGAAAGAAGAGAGAGTAATCGTATGCCATCCCGCTCATATCGCATCCCTTGACTTCATGCCTACTTATCGAAAATCAGAAACTTAACACTCGTCCCTCATCAGTGAAATTTAACTGACACAGCTACGTTTCCTCACTGTCCAATTTAGCGTCTGCGTTAAGTTTAGAGAACAGATTCCTGCTGTCAAGATAGCTCAGAGAACCTTTATTTCGGGTTCAATACTCATAAGAGTCTGATTGTACCGCTGAACTAATCGTTATTAAGACACGCTCATACCTGTGTCTGTACTCTCAGCTCTCGGCGAGCATGATAACTTCACGGCTCGCTATGTCAAAGAACGGAAAGCTCAAGAACATCAGTCTCGAGGTTCACAACTGTCGGATGCTAGTGAACATGTAGCATTTAAGCATACACATTATGCTTCATAGCTAATATATACTTAATATATAAAAAGTCAAGCAAAAAAATGAAGAAAGTTTGTAACCAAAAGGTAATTACCAAAATAATGAAAATAATGGAAAACTGAATACTAAAACTAGAGTAACTAATCAGTAAGGAGAATTGAGTATAGAGAGTAGACTGAATGTTTGGTTCGGTAATTCTGTAGTACTATCTGGCATCTTACCAGTACGTATAGAAAGAAGAGAAAAGAATGTACTCTGGTAAAGCAGTGTATATATAAATGCTTTGAAACAAAAGGTTATTTGGTAGAATGGGATCTTAAATAGTAAGAACTGTAGGAGAGTATTGCAGCTTAAATAAGGCTCAAAGGGAGGCCCTCCACTTACACTTTATTTTCATAAAAAGGTACATACATTATGGTTGGGAATAAATATGTATTTGGTACGTATTATGTTCTTGTACTTGCTTATTAACATCTATTTGGTACGAATTAACAGTAATTTCCGGCAAATTAAATGGTAATAGTTTTACCGGTAAAAAATCTGATTTTATATCTGATGCGAACTGAATATCACCCCTACCTGAACCTAACTGGCTAACCAAACCGGTTAAAAAATATGCGGCGAGGGAAGCATGCGCCTTACCGACGGCATGGCAGGGAACTGACGCCTTACCGACGGCATGGCAGGGAACTGACGCCTTACCGACGGCATGGCAGATCACCAAACCCAAACCGGTTCGTCAGGGATCAGAAAATCCCCGCGGAAATTCCATCAAATATGTAGATAAAAAAATTTAAAAATATTTTTATCAGAAAATCAGACTGATTAAGCGAATTGATAAAAAATCAGTGCTTTTCACTGATTTTTGTTGAATTTCACAGTCAACATGATTGACAGATTCATCATATATATTAAGTGTATACGTATATACTTAGTATATACGTATGTGATAATGACCATTTTGGTCATGCTACATAAAATAGTGACTAATAAAATCAAGTACTTATAGAAGAAAAAAATGGCATGCCATTTGCTATATATCAATAACACATATGGCGTGACATTTCGCTAAAAATAAAATGGTCAGAGTAAAAAGGGATAGTACAATGAAAAAGATTATCAGAGAAAACAAAGCCGTCAAAGAAGAAGCAAACAAGACAGTCAAGACAGTTGCAGAACTTATGGCCGAAACGTCCATCAAGTTTGAAACTGGTCATTCAATCAAAGAAATGTCCGAAGGTATAGCGGAGTACTTGCAGTTATACAAGCCGGAACTTCGGCAGCGTGCTAGAAAATTAGGGCGTGGTTGTGGCGGTCGCTTGCTTGATGAAACCATTATAAAGTACATGACCGTTACAGGTAAAGGCGTGTCCAAATTTGACATGCAGAACATTCTATTGACTGCTGAATGTGGTCGAACTGATGTGAATGGCTACTGTTCCACGTTTGCGACAAGTAAAGACGTTGAATCAAAAGCCGGTTGCCCGTTACGTGTTAAGAGATACAGAGACAATGGGCTTTATTGTGTTGAACCTATTTCAATCGCTGCCAGTGCTTAATTAATAAGCATAAGTGAACATTAAAAGGGAAGGCTAAAACCTTCCCTTTTTTTGTGCCTGTCAATCAATCGGCTTAGTCTATACCATACCCCTACCATGATAAACAGAAATGACCTTTATGGTTTGTATGACAGGCTTTCATATGAATTATGGTCAGAATGAAGTAGTATATACTAAGTATATACTTATACTAGTACTAAAATATATACCACACCTTCACTGTTGTTTTTCTGTCAGGTATATTGTATTTATGCATTAAGGAGGGTTTTGTTATGGCTGGTAAGAAAAAGAAAGGAAAAGCAGATCGTGGTGAAAGACGTTCTCAGTCTATTGATGATGTTATTGATAATGATAGTTGTACTTTTGATTCTTTTGAACAAGCTAAGAATCTCGGGAAACCAGAATTAGCTGCGCCCTGTGCTTTAGATGTGTCTTGGGATCGAATTCATAATCATAGAGTGCCTATAAACAAAAGAGTTCTTGGTAATATTACTTATGGGGACGTGGAAAGAGCTATCTGGCGTTCTGAAGGTATGCTTACTAATGTGGCTCGTATGCTGAAGATTTCTGTTTATCAGGTAAAGAACATTCTTTCTAAGTACAAATTGCTGAAGCAAGATTTTGAAGAGTATAGGGAAGCATTGTTGGATGAGGCGGAGACATTTCTACGGGCGAAGATCAGAAGGGGTGATACTGCTTCTATTATTTTCTTTCTGAAATGTCTTGGTAAGAACAGGGGATTTATTGAAAGTGAAAGTGGTAAAGCTTCTCGTGGTTCGGTCAGGATGAAAATTGTGCCTGCTACTGATGCGAATGTGAAAAAAGTGGTAAAGCAGAAAGAATCTATCGTAGAATCTCCTGCTGCTACAGAAGACAAGCCGATGGGGAAAGTGGTAATGATGCCTGTGAAAGCTGAGGTTACGAATGGCTAGAAGGACTAAGGTTTCTATTGCTGAAGAAGAGATTATTGAGGAACGAGGACTTGCTGTAGCAGATAAGGATGTTGAGCTTACTGTTGTTGGCACTAGAGTCTTCTTTGAAAATCAGACTGCTAAGGAAACTATTCTGGTAAACAGGGGAGGGGCTGGCAGTTCTAAATCTTATTCTATCGCTCAGTTGCTTCTTTACAAGTTCTTTAATGAAAATCAGAAAAAGATTTTGATCTTGCGTAAAACTCTCCCGTCAGTGAGAATTTCTACTCTCCCATTATTAAATGAACTTTTAAATGAATACTCTCTCAAGGACAGAATTGTTGAGGAGAAGGTTCATTTAAACTGGTATTACAATGGGGCTTTGATTCATTTTCAGGGAATTGACGATGTTGAAAAAATAAAGTGTTTTCACCCTGATACTGATGTACTGACTAAGCAAGGCTGGAAAAACATTAAAGATGTCAAGGTTGGAGAGTTAATTGCTACAATGAATCCCAAAAATCGAAGAGTAATTTACAAACCAGTAACCAAGACATTTGTTTATGATTATAAAGGAGACATGTACAGCCCTGCTTCAGAAACAAACGATAGAGACTCATGGTCTGGATTTTGTGTGACCCCAAACCATAAGATGCTTATAACTACTGCTGGGAAGAAAAGAAGGGGTGCAGATGAGCTTTATTTTTGTGAAGCAAAAGATTTACCTGTTTCTGCAATAGCTCCTCAGTCAGCTATTTGGGATAGAGGGGACACAGGGGAATATTTTTCCATTCCAAGAGTTGATTGTTCTGGTGCAAAAAGTTCTGGTAAGAAAAATCAAAAGGTTTATAGTACAAGTGGTAAATGGAGGGCTTTACATAATGGAAGAAAGAAAACTGATTTTCCTCTTGATACTTGGTTGAAGTTTTTTGGTTGGTATATTTCTGAAGGGTGTTGTAACGGAGACTTGACAGTTACAATTTCTCAAACAAAAGAAGAAGGAAGAAAAAAACTGAGAGCTGTTCTTGAAGAGTTTGATTATGGTTTTGGGGAATCAGCAAAAAGCTTTTCTGTTTATGGAAAAGATTTAGTTTCTTACCTTTGTCAATTCGGTCTCAGTCATGAAAAATTTATCCCTAGAGAAATAATAGACCTTCATCCTAGTCATTTACAACATTTATTTAATTCTTTGATTGATGGGGACGGGAGAAGGGAAAATAAGAATAGGTGTAATTATTGTACTAACTCTCCACAACTTGTAGATGATGTTAGTGAAATTGGATTGAAGTTAGGTTGGGTTCCTTTGGTTCGTGAAATTGATACAAAGAAATATAATCCTGAATTAAAAAATCCTAAACCAGCATGGGTCATTAGTTTTGTGAAACGTGACTATATTGGAATAGGAGGAAATATTCAGAGGAAATCTTATGATGGAAAAGTCTTCTGTCTTGAAGTTCAACCTTATCATACGATGCTTACAAGATACAACGGTCGAGTTATTTGGACAGGTAACTCCTCTGATTGGAACTACATTTGGATTGAGGAAGCTACTGAGTTCACTTGGGAAGAATATCAGACGATCAAGTTAAGGTTGAGGGCTCAGTCTAGGGATGGTCTGCCAAATCAGATTTACCTGTCATTTAACCCTGTTGACGAGAGACATTGGATAAAAGAAAAGCTTGTGGAAGATGCTACTCAGAATGTTAAGGAAATTGTTTCTACATATAAAGACAACCCATTCTTGATACTGTATGCTCCAGATTATGTGCAAGATTTGGAGAACTTGCAGAAGCAGGATATGTCTTTCTACAACATCTACACTTTAGGACAATGGGGCAAATTAGAAAATCTCATTTACAATAATTGGAGTACTTGTGCTTGGTTACCTGATTACAATGCAGTTGATCATGTCTACTATGGACTTGACTTTGGTTATAATGAGCCTACTGCATTGATAGAGTGCAGACTAAAGAATAAGGAAATTTGGGAGCGTGAACTTCTCTATCATACCAAACTGACAAATTCTGATTTGATCAACCAACTTCACAGAGTCATTCCAGAGGAAGCAAAAAAGAAATATTATATCTATGCTGATGCTGCTGAGCCTGATAGGATTAAAGAAATCAAAGATGCTGGATTTAAAATCAAGCCTGCAATAAAATTGATCACAAATGGAATTGATATTGTAAAGAGGCATAGTGTGCATGTTCATGAAGAGTCTATTAACTTGATTAAAGAGAAAAAAGCTTACAGTTGGAAAAAAGATAAGAATGGTAATGTTCTTGATGAACCAGTAGACATATGGAACCATTTGATGGATGCTGAGCGTTATGCAGTTCATACAGGAACAAAGAGAGAAGGGGTTAGAATAAGATTTATTTGAATTGGTGAAGATATATTGTATGTTTGCTAAAATATTTTTTTGGTAAGAGGAGAAAAATGTTTCTTGAAAGAATGTTATCAAAAGTAGGGCTTGTGCGTAAATCAGTAGTTGGTCCTTTAATAGGTGATCATCTATTGAATTTATCTATGAGACAAATGCTTGCACTTGGATTAGGAAACACTTCGGTTACTCATCCATATAAACAGTCTGTATGGGTTTATGCCTGTGTCAATTCTATAGCAGAAAATTTAGGGCGTGTTCCTTTTAAGTTAAAAAAAGATGCAGGCACTCTTGAACCTGATACGATAGAATCAGGAGAACTGTATGATCTTTTTCAACACCCTAATCCATTAATGAACTGTCAAATTGATTTGATCAAAGCGACATTCATTTTTTATTTGCTTAGAGGTGAAGCTTTTTGGGTTTTGGAAAGAGATAATATTACTCAGATACCAAAAGAAATATGGACTTTTGATCCTATAAGATTTGAGCCTGTGTTTGATAAAGGTACAGGTATGCTGCTTGGTTGGAAATATAAAGGGTTGAAAGAAGTTTACTTTTCTGTCAATGAAATAATTCATTTCAAGATGTTTAATCCTTATGATGATTTGCGTGGACTGTCTCCATTGGAGGCAGCAAAGCTTTCTGTGGATCAGAATTACCAAGCTGGTATTTACAATAAAGCATTTTTTGATAATGGGGCTACTGTAGGTGGTTATATTTCCGTGCCAGAGGAACTTTCTGATGAATCTTTTAACAGATTAGTCAAACAGTTTGAAGATAGACATAAAGGAGCAGGGAAAGCTCATAAAGTTGCTGTTGTTGAAGGTGGTGGTAAATTTACTCCTGCTCGTATGACACAGAAAGATATGGAATTCATTGATGGTAAGAAACTGACCAAAGATGAAATTCTTGCTATCTATAAAGTTAATAAAGTTGTTCTTGGTGATTATTCAGAAATTAAATGTTTTCATCCTGATACAGAAGTTTTAACTGAAGACGGTTTTAAATTTGTTACTGAGATTAAGAAAGGTGATAAAGTTGCTACTTTTAATCCAGATACAAAGAAAGCAGAATTTAAACCTGTTACAAAGGTATATTCCTATGATTATAATGATGTGATGTATAAGCAATCAGGTAAATATCAGAAGATTTCTTTTTGTGTCACCCCTGAGCATAAAATGTTTGGAAGAAGAATAACAGGTCATGATACAAAAAGAAAACAAGAATTTGAATTTATACCTATAAAAGAAATACCAAAAGGAAAGAATTTTGCAGTTCCTCGTTCAGCAGAATGGGATGAAGGTAAGCTTGTTGATTTTTATGATATTCGACATCATACATTTGAAAGAAAAGTATATCATAACGGCAGTAAACAAGGTTTAAAAAATACTAGATTTCTGATTGTTCCGTGGCTTAAATTTTTAGGTTGGTTTATTTCTGAAGGTAATTATTTTACTTCAGGTGATAAATATGAAGTAGGCATTACTCAGACTAAATCTGAAGGCAGAAACCAATTTAAAAAAGACATGAAGGATTTTCCTTATGTTATTTCTGAATATGACGGAGTATTTAAATTAAGTGGAAAAGATTTATATACTTATTTAATGGATAATGTAGGACATTATTGTGATGAAAAGAGAATTCCTTCTGACGTTAAAAAATTACATCCGTCTCTTTTAAAACATTTATTTGACTCTTTAATGGCAGGGGATGGTACAAGTTTTGGTAAGGACAGTTGGAGATTTTCTACAACTTCTCACCAACTTGCAGAGGATGTTTTTGAGATTTCTATTAAGTTAGGGTATGCTCCTACTTTAAGCGGAGGGAGACCTGGTTTTTATAAGGATAAAAAAGGAAAAAGGAAATATTGTAAACCTGTTTGGAATGTAGAGTTAAGAAAGAAAGCTTCTAAAATGGATGGAAGAGTTTATAATGTAAAGAAAATTCATTATAAAGGAAAAGTTCATTGTTTTGAAGTACCTCCTTATCATACAGTTCTTACTAGATATGACAGGAAAATAATGTGGATTGGTCAGAGTTATGAAGGAATCAAATCTGCACATAAGGCATTTTGGGAAGAATGTCTTATGCCTAAGATTCTTTATTTTGAAGAAGTTCTTTGGACTAAATTATTTTCTAATATTGGACAGAGGCGTGGGAAAGGAAGAATTTGGGGTCAGTTTGATTTAGCTAATGTAGGTCCTTTGCTTGCTAATTATAAAGAAAAGGTTCAGATCGCTAAAGACATGTTCTTTATGGGCTGGCCTATCAATCATATTAATAAGAGACTTGAGCTTGGTATGAAAGAAGTACCTTGGGGTGATGAATGGTGGGTTCCTGGAGGTTATGCTTCAGTTAATACTCTTAGAGGTAAACCTTCTGATAAAAAACCAAAAGAAGATGAGGATGAAGTTGTTGAAGATAATTTAGCAAAAATGAAATTCTACTGTGAACCTTTGGAAGTTGAATTCCAGAACAAGTTTAAAAAGATTTTGTTTGAGACTAGAAGAAGGGCTATAGCTTCTTCTTTTAGTTGTAAGGATTGGGATTCTGTTGTTTCTGATAAAGAGATTATGAAACTCAAACAAAGTTTGAGTGATATTTATTCTGTTGGTATTAATTCTGGAATTGAAGCAATTCAATCTGAGTCTGGTAAGGTTGATGTGGATGAATTTGGAAATGATATTTTGTCATTTAGAAGTACAAGAGCTTCTTTTGTTTCTAATAATTTTAAATTGTTGCTTAGTAATGTTGTAAAATACTTGTCTATGAATGGTAGTGATGATGAGAAAATAAGGGAAGTCTTTAATTTATTGTCGAATAAAATTTCTGTTCTTGCTAAAGGTGAGGCAGAAGTGTCTTTTTTATATGGGCGTGATCTTGCGTTAAGATATGTTGCTAAGAGTTTAGCCCCTTCTCTTTCTATTGAATGGAAAGATGAAATGGGAGATCGTGTATTAATTGGATAGTTGTTGGAGTTTGAAAAATGATCATTAATGTATCTGGTACTTCAGGTATTGATGGAGAGAATGGGACGTCTGGTATTGATGGTACTTCAGGTATTGATGGTACTTCAGGAGTAAGCGGTACTTCAGGTACTGATGGAGCTGATGGTACTTCAGGAACATCAGGTACTAGCGGTACTTCAGGAGTAAGCGGTACTTCAGGAACATCAGGTACTAGTGGTACTTCAGGAGTAAGCGGCACTTCAGGTATAGACGGAACTTCAGGTACTGACGGAGCTGATGGTACTTCAGGAACATCAGGTACTAGCGGTACTTCAGGAGTAAGCGGTACTTCAGGTATAGACGGAACTTCAGGTATAGACGGAACTTCAGGTACTGACGGAGCTGATGGTACTTCAGGAACATCAGGTACTAGCGGTACTTCAGGAGTAAGCGGTACTTCAGGTATAGACGGTACTTCAGGTATAGACGGAACTTCAGGTATAGACGGAACTTCAGGTACTGACGGAGCTGATGGTACTTCAGGAACATCAGGTACTAGCGGTACTTCAGGAGTAAGCGGTACTTCAGGTATAGAC